TTCTTGAAACAGAAACGTTGGGACGGTACGAAACGTCTTGACAACTGGCTGCCCGAATATATGGGCACCAAAGATAACGAGTATACTCGGGCTATCGGGCGGAAATGGCTGATTTCGGCGGTTGCTCGTGCTATGAACCCTGGATGCCAAGCCGACCACATGCTGATCTTCGAAGGTGCCCAGGGTATTGGCAAGTCCCAAGCTCTACGTATTCTTGGCGGTCAATTCTATGTGGAGTATTCTGGTTCCGTTCATGGTGGCGGAACGGGACACAAAGACATGGTGGCCGCGATCACGGGCAAGATGATCGTTGAAATGTCAGAATTGGCCACACTGCGTCGGGCTGATATGGAATCGCTGAAAGCCACGCTGACCACGACTGTCGACGAGGCCCGACTTTCATACGAGCGAGACTCGAAAGCATACCCCCGTACTTGCGTGTTTGGTGGCACGACCAACGAAGTGGGCCAAGCGTACATCGCCGACTTGACCGGTGCCCGTCGTTTCTGGCCGACGCACTGCGCTGAGGTTCACCCGGTCAAGCTCGAACTACTCCGCCAAGATGTCGACCAGCTGTGGGCCGAAGCGATTGAATGTTATGAGAACGGCGAGGATTGGTGGTCAGTCCCCGATGAACTCGTGTCGGCTGAACAGACTGATCGCCAAATCACCCTGGAAGACTCTGAGCCCTGGTTCGGGAAGGTCCGTGCTGCCCTCACTGATCCGGACAGCTATTCTGGTCTGTTCTATGTGATCGAAGAGTTTAAGGCGGGGGACCCGACTGGGCAGGTCGCGATTCGGGCGGGGGAGATGCATTTGCTGCTGGGAGTGTTGCTCGGGATCGACACGGCCCGACAATCGGCTATCGACATCATGCGCCTCCAGAAAGTGCTTCGCGGGATCGGCTTCAAGAAGAGCCGTCCCGCGAAAAAGTGGATGGGGAATACCTATGCCTATGACCTACGTCGTGAAGCACTGCCCCATCTTTGGTCATCGATCGAAGCTGCCACCAAAGCAATCAAATTCCCGAAGCAAGAATCAGTTGATCGGGCCTGATTTAGCGATGATTTCAGTCTTGCGGGCGCTGTCGCGGGTGGTTCCGAACCAGAACGCCATGACAGCGCCCCAGGCCGTTGTGAGGGAACCGAGCATCAGCAATAAGGCTTGGGAATCGTCGATACGTAGCCAGCCCCTCATGACACCCACAAGGATACCGAAGTATCCCGCCGTGACTAGGGATGAGAGTACCGCCGGGACCGGCGACGGCTTCGCTACCTGCATCGCTCGGGCGTCTTTCCGGTCCCCAGCAGCAATTGATTCCAGATCAGTGACTTGCTTGAACCCCAGAGCCTGCATCTGAACGGAGAAATCCTGGTCCGCCTTTTTCAGAGCTAGCATCTGTTCAGGGGTGGCCCCTGAAATGGCAGTCTTCACGGCATCCACAGTCTTGTCGCTCAAGCCCAGAGCATTGGCAGCGGCTTCGACAGCCATGCCACCGAGAGGGCCCCCCAACGCCGTGCCGATCCACGGGGCGATTGTCTTGATGATCGCGGTAAAGTCCATCAAAGTTCTCCGATTCTGTTGAGTTGCCAGCCGAATTCGAAGCTTTCTTGCGAAGGATTCGCTTCAGCGATTTCCATGTAGCGTACGGATTGTTGCGCATTGAGCATCCTCAGAAGTACGGTTTTGCCGTCACTCCCCCGGACCTGAAGGAATGTCTTGAGCGCTGCAATTGTCATTTTGCCAATTCCACCATCGACTGTCAGATTGGGGAACAGCTTCTGGTCTTGGTTGAGCACGTTCAGTGCGCGCTGCAGGAATTTGCCCGCCGTGGCTGGTCCCATGTTCACCCCGGTGTCGAGCAATTCTTCAGCGATGTTGGGGTCGATCATCGCGATTTGGTCGAAGTGGGGTTGAAGCCAGAAACGCTCTCGGTAGATACCCATTGCCGTCTCTTTTGGCATCAGTTGCATAGACCCAGTGTATCCGAAGGCACGAGCGGTAGCAGCCGTGATCCCCCAGATAGTTTCGCCCCCTCTATCGTCGGGGTTGTTGCTGTAGCCCCCCTCTCGACCGACCAGCGAATTTAATGTATCTTGCAAATTCATGTTAGTCCTTTCCCAAGCCGCCGAATCCACTGTCAGGGCGTACTCGCATTACTTTATCGACCTTCTGATCTAATTTGTCTTCGATGCGGTCTAGCTTGGCGAAGATAGCATTAGATAGTTTGTCGAAAGACTCTCGACTGACGTATTGCCCGGCCACCAAGACTTTAAGGTCTGACACCTGAGTAGCGAGTTTGTCATCGGCTTGTTTTAGGTCTTTGAGGGCATCCCACATTGCCTTCATCCACCACCCACCAAGAGCGCCAGAGACGCCAATGGCGATGTTAAACAATTCTTGATTCATTGGACTGTCTCCTTACAGTTGATTTTCACACAACAAAGCTGAACGCACACAAATTTGGCAGTTACCGCCACCGCCCCAACTGATCGTCACATTCGTTGCATCAGCAGCGCTGACGATCATATTGGTGGGTGCCCCCGAATAAACGGAGTAATTGACGTACTGGGGAATACCGGCCAAACCATGTGGAACCACAGCCGGGGATGGGACACCGCCTGTCACGACCATAGAAGAGGTCTTGTAGCCTTTGTTGCCATAGACTTGATTGTTGCCGAAGTTGCCAGCCACGCCAGTCTGAGTAGGCTTGATCGGCTTATCCAGAAAGTTCTGTGTCCAGATACCAGTGGTTCCACCAGGGAAGCCGATATGGTCGATAGACCAACCCCCCAAAGTGTTACGGATATTATTGCCGGTGTACTGGGTGTTTTGAGAATTCGCTTGGATCGCGAGTCGATTGCCGTAGAACAAATTATCCTGGATGATGGTGCCAGTCGTTCCACCGTCATTGATTGCTACATCCCAGCCCTCGAAGTCACAGTTACGGACAATAACGTCATTAGACGCCACGCCTTGAAGATCGACAGCGATGCCACCCGAGAACGAGATTGCACGAGCAGCAGCTGTTGCCGTCACTGCACCGACCCAAGCAACAGCTGCCGAACCATTGGTGAGAGTGACCCCCGTGCGTGCTGACCCATCCGAAAAGCACAGTGTGTAAAGACCCGTCGTCCCCGCCCACGCTGCGGTCAAGGTAGCCGCTGTAGCCGCGACCAAAGCCCCAGTGAATGTGATCGCAGTCGAAGTGGACCCATTCAGCATTTTCGTGTTTTCGATAGTAATTCCTTGATTACCAGGGAATGAATCGATGACAAATGCTTTCCCGTTATACAGCGGATTGGTCAGGTTGATGAAGCCTTTGCCAGTGAATTTAGTAGATGTATTCGCATTTTGCATGCGAACCGCTGCTACTTGCGTGCCCTCGAAATGGAACCCGTCCACATGAGTCTCGGGCGCGTTATCAAGCCACATACCGTGGGTGCCGCCATCGGTAACGGGATACAAGTGGCGTGACCACTTAGAACGAATCCGGTAGTGGACACCCACAGGGTTGTTGGAGTAGCAATTGAAAGTGTAGTTGTGGCCAGTAACATCGCCCGCACTTACGCCCAACACAAAGCAATCCCCGCCCACACTGAATGCGGTGCAGCGGATAAGGTGGACATTGGAACATTTATCGATAACAATCCCGTTACCACCAGGGAAGTTGGTACGATGGCTGGAAATACAGATGTTTTCGATAGGGGCACCTTCCTGGTACGCACTCACCCCAGTTTTAGTCAAACAGTTGCCAGTGTGGGCCTTGTACAGAACGGTGCCGTAATCCCATGTGCCTGCGGGATCATAACTGTTTTGTACAGCCGGGCTTTCCCCGAGCACGTACACCTTGATCGGAACGACCCAAGGGGCAGTGAGCTTGTAGCCCCCCGCAGGGACAAACAGCGCACGCTTTGTAGTACCACAGAACGTTGCAGCTGTATTCATAGCGACCGTAACGTCTTGTGCGAAAGTTCCTGCACGCACATCATTGATTTGAGCAGTGGTCATAAAATCCCACACACTCATGATTTCGTTAGCTTTTGCCCCGAGCGTAGCTGCAGGATATCGAAGTTGATTATTCAGGCCGACAAGCGCTGGGCCGAGCGCGTTAGAAATGATATTAGCCAGATTATTGGACAACGCCGTGATCTGGGTTTGGGTGGCCACATCGATGCTGATGATATTGTCGACAGTCCAAATAGTGTTGTCGAGTGCATTC